GGTATTCTTATGGAGAAATTCATAGTTGGTCATTATAGCCTCTCATGCATCTGCCTTCTTCTTTCCAATCAACTGCGTTAGAATAAGCTTCTGGTGTTTAATCGGAAGCCGATCCGTCGCATTTGAAAGGTCGAAGGAATAGTAGACACAGTCTCGCGGAAGTTTCGTATACCATTCATTTTGATCAAAAGTACAGTCCTCTGGGATCTTCCTTAAGAGGCCTTCAAGGCTCTTATGGATAGGTCTCAGGACTGTCTGAGATCAATAGTCTAGTATGCCGATTACTCTCGTCTTCCCTTCTTTATCACCAAAAGTCGAAAGCTTTCTCGTTAATGGATCCAATTTTGGGTCCATTTTGATTAGGCTAAGCCAATGGTGAGTCAGAGGGGTACCAGATCAATCTTTATCTAGTAAAGCAAATATTTTCTCTATCTCAGGACCACCAAGTACTTTTATGTGACCTTTTAGGTCACTTGGAAGCCCAAGGTAATCCTGGATAGAAAATAACATTGCTTGACCGTTAGGACCAGATTTGGTTGAGGTGTGTAAAGCTTGGAACTGAGCCTTGAACCTTCGAAGACCTAAAGTCCTTTTAACCGCTATCGAGAAGACCTCCCATTTATTGGGATGGTTACCTCCTCAGGGGTCTATTATGGATTTAAAGTCATCAACTGGTTCAAGGATAACACCTCTTGTTAGATTCATCATCGTGAATATGATTCTTAGATCATCTCTCTCACCTTTCTTAATAGTTGGGTGAAGGAAATAGATACAAGAAGCAAGTCCATCTTGATTTAATTTAACATTTAGTGTTTCAGCTCCTAGTGGTTCACCAGATAAATATCTAGTTATACTTAGTCTAAGCAGTTTATTATAGTTAAGCGCTTCGCGCTTACCTCTAGTTGCTGCTAGTTTATTTATAATAGAGAAATATTCGGTGGACCAACTACTATACACTGTTACTCTCGATGGAAAATAAGATTGTAGAAATCACTGGAATAAACTATAAAACTTCTTCCCTATTAAGGGATGTTTGTTTATAGCCTTCTTGGGCTTTCTATTT